CCAATCACTGGAAAAAAGAAACTATTAAATAAAAGTAATTTAATTGTTTATCTTGGTCGAGAATTTGTTGTTCAAAGAATTTTTGATGTTGAAAATACGTTAGGACAAACTGCTGCTGCGAATGCTGGTCAACCATTCCCAAAAAAAGATGAATTTTTGTATTGGATGGGATTTGGTTCTGGTGGAGTTCGTCCAGCTGATCCGTTGGTCCCAACGCCACCAACTTTGACAGATACCGAGCTCAATTCATTAGTTATGGTGAGTGCAACCGATTCTTCCGCTGCTGATTATCATGTAGCTGGTGGAGATTATCCACAAACTGGATTCTATAAGTATCCCTTTGATAATGTCGAGTTTGAACGAGATTATAATAATGAAGATAAATGGTTAATAGGAAAAGTTACAACAACTATGGGTACAACATTATGTAATGGAAAACAGATCAGTGAGGCGGGATTATACTCAGCAGCATCGAGAAATCCTGGTTACAGTGGTCAGTTTAGCCTATTTGCCCGAGTTACGTTTCCAACACTAATAAAAACGGTAGACAGACGTATCATTTTTATTTGGTATATTTACACTTAAAAGTTATAGGTTATTTTAAATTATAATTAGAGATGGACCTGGAGGAAAGGAAGAGAAATACATGTAGAATAAAAAAATGATATATATTTATGGAGGATGAGAACATGGCGAATATTTCCCCAGGAGTGTTTACAAAAATTATAGATCTTTCCACTTTTGTTCAAGTGGTTCCAGCATCGATTGGTATGGTGTGTGGTTTTACAAGGAAAGGTCGAGACAACGAATTAATTTTCGTGGGTTCCCGTGCAGAATTTGTTTCTGAATGGGGTGAACCAAATATTCAAGATTACACAAAAAATTACGGTCAAGGTCCATACATTGCCTATAATCATTTAGGTGAATCTGGTTCTTTATATTGGATGAGGGTTTTGCCAGAGGATGCAACATTTTCTAATATGAGACTTGATACCCAATTGGCTGTTGGTGATGCAACCACATCTATTTCTATCACATATGTTGCTGATATGAATACGGTTGGAGAAATGCAATCAAATTTGGTAACTGTACTTGATAATAAACCATTAGCCTTCTTATATCCAATAGGAAGAGGTGATTATTATAATGGAATCGGAGTTCGATTCACCGAATTTGCAAATCCAACGGTAGATGGTGTTTATACATTAGATATCTATGAGAAACAGACCGATGGTGATGATGTTATCGTCGAATCTTTTTCGGTATCATTCGATCCAGATTCCAAGGATTCGGGTGGAGATAGTATTTTTATAGAATCTGTTCTTGAAACTTATTCAAGTATTTTAAGAGCAGAGATGACATTGGCCAGCGGTGAATACACAGATGGATATAAACTTATTGCTAAAAATTATGATAATGAAATTGGTAATGTAGATGTGGATCTCGTTGGAGGTACCATTTCAGATGACAAACAGGATTTTTCTGATTGGCAGAAAACTCCACTTGCTGGCAATTCCAATTATGTTGTTATAGCTAAGGATGCTCGAGGTCACAGAATATGGGGTTGGTTAGGAGAATCTGGTGGTGTTGATAATGAAGAGATTACAGTATATCCAACAAGAGTTTTGACAGGTGCAACTCCTGGATGGCTTGAGGATACTGGATCTTTTGTAGTAACTGATCCTATCACCTATAAGATTCGCGAATCAAACGCAAGTGTTACTGAAGCTTTTGCGAATGCAACTCCCGTTCCACTTCGTAAAGGATCGGAAGGTTCTTTAAGAACAGCTACTGGATCTCTTGATACCGATGAAGCTAAAGATCAACTTCAAGCTGCATATAGTGGTATTATTGATGACAATCTGCTTGATCCTGAACTTGTATACTTTTCATTAGTATATGATGCTGGATATCCAGCTGATGTTAAAACTGCAATCAGTACCTTGTGCCAGACTAGAAAGGATTGTGTTGGTATCCTAGATAATAGTGATAACTCTACTGTTAATCTTGCATTATCAACAAGAAATAACATAAATACGTTTAACAATTTTTATGTTGCTTTGTATGAATCTTTTAATAAGGTTGCTGATCCTTTCACGGGTGAGGATATATGGTTTTCTCCAATCTATCATATGTCATATTTGATCCCAAGGAATGATAACGTAGCAGAAATTTGGTTTGCTGCTGCTGGTTTTAATAGAGCATCAATTGATACTATCAAGGATTTGAGGTATAATCCAAGATTGGGTCAAAGAGATCAAATGTACTTGAAACAGTTAAATCCAATTGTGAAGTTTGCACAGGGATATGTTGTTTGGGGTCAATTGACGTCTCAAGCCAAACCAAGTGCATTGCAAGATCTTAATATTGTTCGACTAGTTCTTTTTTGCAAGAGAGCTTTAGAACAGTTCTGTAGATTCTTTATTTTTGAACAGAATGATCAGGTTACATGGGGTCAGGTTGCAAGTGAAATAACTGACTTCTTGGAGGTTATTAAGAATAGAAGAGGTTTAGACGATTATCAAGTTGAAGTTGGTGCAACAGACTATGAAAAGAAAACTAAAACATTTCATGTCAATGTTACACTTACACCAACCAGAGTTGTTGAAAAGATTGAATTGAACTTCTTCATCAAGTAAATAAAAAAAAGGTATAACGCTCGGGGTCACTATCGCAAGTGATCCCGAGCATTAGTGATTAGGGATGACTAAAGTCTTCATTGACAGTATCGACAATGATTTCGTTAGCAGCTTCTTCAACTTCACCATTCAGGTATACATGTCTACCAGCACAGACTGAAGATATTAAAAGAAGAAAAATGGCTTTTGGGACAAGGACGCCAGCAACGACCATCGAAATACCAGCTGTTATATTTCTGGTTGTTTTCGGAAAAGTTTCCCATTTTTCAAACCCTTTTTTTAATACATTTGCAGCTTTTATAAGACGATTTTTTGAATCTTCGGGTAATGCTATTTTCAAATTGATTTCACCTCCTTTCGAAAAAATTAAAACAATCTTCCTGCTCATTTATTAATATATATAGATGGGTGACTTTGGTAGAAAGGTAGAACAAAATTAAAAGGTATAGACTCTTGGGGATTTATGAATGGACCTAAAAGATTTTCATAAACAATTATCCGAATTTTATGATGATTTAAGATCATTAGCAGATGAAGCTGTTGGCAGCTTTGCAATTGATTCTCCAACGCCTCCAGTTATGAAATCTTATGATGGTAAAAAAACGGGGGAAGAGGAGGAAGAGGAAACTAATCCACTCGAAGAAGGCCTTAAAACTAAAAGGGTTATGATCGATTTTGATAAGACTATATACTCAGCTAAGTCTGGATGGAATGATGGTCGATTAGACGACGAACCTTTTGGTGGTGCTAAGGAAGCCATAGAGAAGCTGAAAAAGAAAGAATATGAAATTGTTATTTACACATCACGAGCAAGTGAAGGAAATGCAAAAGAATATGGTTATGATCTTGAAGATGAAATACAAAATGTAAAAAATTATTTAATAAATGCTGGAATATATTTTGATCGTATAACGGGCGATAAACTCGCCGCTGATTTTTATATTGATGATAAAGTTGTTCTCATCAAAAATGGAAATTGGGAAGCAGTAATGTCACAAATTGAAAAAAGAGAAAAGAGTATATAAATAACGGAGGGTACAAAGATGGCTCTTAAAAATTCTTTCGCAAAAGTTCCAAATAATCGTTTAACCAGAAATTTTGGTGGTACGATTACTGGTGTTGCAGATCCTTATTTAACAGGATATCATTTTATTTATATGGCAGCACTACCAACAGGTCTAACACAATACACTGGTTTTGATGACAAGAGGGATCTAGGTTATTATCTAGCGGGTGCCTGTCTTTCAGTAACGCCTCCAGGTGGAACACTCAATAAAGTAGAGTATACTGGATTGGGTGGAATCAAATGGGCTGTTCCTGGAAACATCGATTACGGAAATTCCGTTTCTGTTAAATTCTTAGAGTTTAATGGAACACCAACAGCTAATATCATGCACGGTTGGGTAAAGATGATTCGTGATTATAGAACAGGTGTATCCAATCTTGAGGACGGTTCTTCATTATCTGGTTACACTAAGGCCACGTATGCATGTGTCATGTATTATTGGACCACGGCTCCAGATGGAAAACAAGTTGAGTATTATGCAGCGTATGATGGCGTTTTCCCAACAAAAGATCCACAAGATCTATTCGCCAGTGATGTCGAAACTGTTGGACGTTTAGATGTCGAAGTAGAGTTCAACGTGGATTATATATGGCATGAAAATTGGGTAAAAACAAAATGTCAATCATTAGCTGATGATGTTTATGCAGCTAAACAAACAGTTGAAAATTATGGAGATAGAATAGCAGCTGGAACATAATCCATACTGTTGAATAATTAATAAAAAGAGAATAGAAAGGAGACTTAAATAATGTTTACAGGATTTCAACATAAATTGCCAGAGTATGAGGTCAAAACGCCTCATACAAATCAGTCTTTTACATTAAGATCAATGACAGTTCAGGAAGAGGAAAGAATAAAAGGAAGTATGTTATCCCCTTCTGCTGTAACGGATCACCTCAATCGTTGTATTTTTGATTGTGTGGTTCAAAAACCTAAAGGTATCGTATCTTTTGATGATTTTCTTGATAAGTGTACATTGAAAGATCGAGACGCCTTACTCTATGGTTTGTATCATATTACATATGAGGAAGTTCGTAATTATGATGTGACATGTGGTAGTTGTGGTAAGAGCCATGCTATAACAATAAAAGCATCTGAAACATTTTCCATGAATTCTTTTCCAGAGGATAAAAATATTCTCGCTGAAAGATTTCAAGTTAATTTGCCTGTTATGAATTCTGTTTTTGCTACTATTCGTCAACCAACTTTGAAAGACGAAGCAGACGCAATGAAAAATGCTGGTTCAAATTCTCAATTGTTAGACATCATGACAGAAACTTTAATTATTGAAAGCCTTATGGAAAATGTTGATGGAAATGATTCAACAATATATTCAACTAGGGAAGATATTGTTGACGCTTATCGATCATTACCACCTAATGATAAAAGAGCTATCTTTAAAGAATATAAGAATAAATTGGGCAGCTACGGAATCGAATTGAAGATGAGAACGACTTGTATCCATTGCGGTGTAGAGGAGGAAATAGACCTTGATTTGGTCGATAACTTTTTTCGTATGGTACACTTCATCGAGTAGTGATGACAATATAGATGCATTTAGAAGAAATTGGGATGAAGAAGTTTTTTCTGCTATAGAATTATTAAAACAACCATATGATAGCGTTATGAATATGCCAGTTTTAAAACTCAAAAATATTCTTAGATGGAAAACTAAGCTTGAAGAAGATAAAGAAAAGCTTATACAGGAGATAAAAAATGGCTAATATATTAGAGCGTTTTATTAAATCAGCCAGAGGTACCGATATACAACCTCATGATTTTATCCCCTACATATCTTCAATTGGGGATTTTAAACGAATTCGTAATATAGATGTCATACTAAATTCTTGGAATAATATTCTATTAACACCATTGGGGTCGTATATTTATGACCCCAATTTTGGAAGCGATCTTTATAAATTAATATTTGAGCCAGCAGATGCTGGTACAGTAGCAGCTATCAAAAATGAGGTTAAAACGAGAATAGAAAATTATGATACGAGGGGAGAAATATTAGGCATAACTGTTGTTATGTTACCAAATAAAAAAGGTTTTAACGTTAATGTTGAATGTGGATTTAGGGGAGCGTCTGGTGAAATATCTATTAAATTCGATGATACAACTGTACCTATAGAGGAACAATCAATATAATGGGCAATGAAAATTTCAATAATATATATGAATATATCAATGAATATCAGAAAATGGTATATGAGATATACGCTGATAATATTGTTTCTTTTCTATGTACGTACTATCATATAGATGGTCCAGAAACAATCTGGGAGGATGAAGATGTTTTTGGTGGATCATATGATCGTGTTGGAGAGTACAGTGGAGTTAAATGGAATAAGATATTGCTATTCCCAATTTATTATACAGAAGAAATAACCACATCATTTGATGGTCAGGAGATTGGGTTAGTTAAAGAAAATGAAACATCTTTCGTTATACCGAGCATCTACGGTTTAACACCATTAGTAAATGATAAAATAAAGTTTGAACAGAATTTCCTACAACCAACCAATGATACATATCCAATTTTTAATGTAACTGGTAGAGAAAAATCTGTTAATACACAGATTACATTTTGGAAAATTCGTGTTAAAGTTGAACAGAGTGTTACGGAAACACAATTGGATGCTCAAGTTCAAGATACGTATGTCGTCTTTGATTACGACAAAAGGGTACATACGGTACCTAACTCGACTTTTTTGACGAGATTGCTCGTTAAAAATGATATACTAAGAGATAGATTAAAAAATACATTCTATGATAAAAATAGTGGTTTCTATTTTGTCTAAGGAGATTGGAGATTAGAAATGGCTGAACAAACAACGTCACAAGAAGTATATAAAAGTAGGGATCAAATCAGAGCCCAAATCACAGATTTCCTTCAAACCTATTTAGAATTGGAGAATGTGGATTTAACGAAATCTTCATTTTTATCATTTATGGTTGAAGTTTTATCTACGATAACTTCCAATGTTTTGTTTTATCAAATATCTACCTACAAGGAGTTCTTTTTAACAAAAGCCCAACTTCCAGAATCTATATATAACTTAGCCGCTTATTTAGGATATAGTGCAGAAACTGCAACTCCATCAACAGTAGATATTTTATTTGCTGTTCCTCTGACATTCGAAGACAATGTAGCATCATTCACAATTCCAGTAGGTTTTAAAGTAGAAGGAACCGATGAAATTATTTTTTCTTCTTATTGGTCTACCGAAGTCACAGTAACTAATAATGCAAGCGCGACAGTCGTTTTAACAGAAGGAACAAAAGTATTTAATATGCCAGTAACAATCACAAATCAAATAGCATATTTTGTTCTTCCATTTAGACAGTATAAAATTAATGAACAAGAATTTCAAATTAATGACGATCTTCAAGTTTATCAATTTATATCATTAGATGTTGAAGTCGATGGAGAAATTGCTGACATTCTAGTTCAAGTTAAGGAAGAAGGACAAGCAGGTTACACAACATATGTCGAGGTTGCTAGTTTATTTTTAATGGAAGCGACAACAAAAGGCTACGTTATCTCAAGAACAGATGATGGGTTTCGTTTACAATTTGGAAATGGTTTGATAGGATATCAACCTCCAGGTGGTTCAAACATTCTTATCACAACACAATTAACTAATGGTGAAGATGGTAATGTTGTAGCGGGGACTATATCACAAGGAGAAAGAATATATACTACAACAATAGCTGGTCAAAATCAAGTTGTTAATTATGATATAACTAATACAGAACCAGCTATTAATGGAGAAGATGAAGAATCTTTAGATGAAATTAGAAGAAATGCAATTATAAATTTAACAGCATTAGAACGTCTTGTTTCAGAAAGTGATTATGTAAATGCTAATGTTATAATTGATGATTCTCCACTTAATCAAAACTCTTTACCAGTTTTGAAAAGATCAGATATAAAAGTTAATGAAATATCTCTTTTCACAACATTAAACTTTAATAATGAAATAGTTCCATCAAGAAATCTTTTTTATAGATTTCAAGATACTTATATCCCAAAACAAACAATTTTACTTCATAGAGGAGTAGAATATTATACAGTATTTGATATGTATATTGAAGCATTAAATACTATTGCAACATATGCATATATTGTAACTGAACTCGAACAAATACCAACTCTTGTAACAAGCTATGGTTCGGATTATGATTTAACTGCATCTCTTTTGAATGTGTCTCAATCGGGGCCTACAGCTGAGTTTATTCTATCATATAGAACTACTGAGTCTGATTTTTCGTTGGCTGAATGTGAGATGGAAATTTTAGAAACTGGTCAAGATTATAATATGATAAATGATGCAACAGCCGAACAATTCATTTTAATTTTTCCTGATTATACTGTTTTACCAGCAAATGAAAATACATATTATTTTAATATAAGTCACCCATCAGAGGGTTTAATCGGACAATATCAAGCAACTTTCACATTTAGAAAGGATCTATCAGATTTTTCAACTTCAAATGTTGTTGAGGATGCAACTGGGTTCATTGTTTATGATATACCAGTAATTGAAAAAGAATGGTACGACTCAATTAATACTACATTATTTGAAACCACAGTTCTTCAAAAGCTTATCACAGAAGTTGTTTTCAAAGATTACAAGATGTTAACTGACTTCGTTAACTTCAAGTTGGCTAATACAACTGGTGAAATGGAAAATATGCAATTAAATGATGTAGATCTATTACCAGTTATAGATATTCTATCTGATCCTCCAACATCTGGCAGTTTGGGAGATCGTTATATAGTATTAAATGGTCAGGGAGTATTCTCTGGAGAGGACAATAATGTAGCTGTAATTGATGACGCCACAGCTATGACGTTCACGTTTATACCACCAAAATCTGATCAAATGGTTTTCGTAGAAAATAAAAATAGGAAGTATATATTTTCTGTGTTTGGTTGGGTGGTTCCAGATTATGATATACCATTAATCCTTGAAATTGATGTTTTTAAAGACTCAACATATTCTGGAACTAATGAAAGTCTTAGAAATTCTGTGCTAGATTCGGTCATGGATGCATTTGAACCGAGGTTTGGTATTAATCAAGATATATACAGATCTGAAATTATCGATGTTCTTCAGGATGTTGATGGAGTAGATCATGTTGTGTTAAGACAACCTGAATCAAGTATATTTTTTAATTTTGACATCAATGATTTTACACAAGAAACTCTTTTGCGATATGGTCCTGAATTTGTTTACTTTGATGAAGAGAATATGATCATCAGGATATTTTCATAATGGATAAACTACAAATAATAGAGAAAAAAATAAAATTTAATCCTCAGAGAATTTATCGCTTGATAGCGAAACAGGCGGGAATGGATATTAATGGTTTAAGTGAGCCGTGCTATAAGATTAAAACTAAACTATTTCAACATATATTGTATAGGGAGCTTAATGTATCTGAGAAAGAATGGAAAGCTTTTGCAAATGAAAGTGAAAATACGTTAGGCCCTAAAGGAAAAGGTAATACTTATAGAGTTCCATTTACTTATGCTTTGACCTATTTATATTATAGATTTGTCAGATTGAATAAAGCAAAAATGGCGGAAACAGTTTTACTATACATGTTAATAAAATTTTATGGTAGTTCATATGAAAAATTTTTTCCAGAAGCATGTCAAGATCCTATTTTTAGATATACTATCGATAACATTGTAAAAGTCCATTTATTTTATCGAGAAAAGACAATAGCAAATGCATTACTTTTTCTATCAAAATACACTCAAAGAAAATTTTTTAATAGAATTAAAAGTAACACTGAATGGTATCCTGAATTGATGCATGATTTTATGCACGATTCTAGACAGAAAATAAATCAAAGTTCGAGAAGTTTTGCTAATGCATACTACAATAATGCTGCCAATGGAAAGGGTATTGCGATTGAAGTGGATTCTGATGATGAGGGCGAAAATAAAAATATGTTTCAAACAACAACTGGTGCTAGTGGTTCATCAGCCGCAGTTGAAAAATTTATAAAAAGCATGTTTGTTTATAAAAATTATAATAGGAAAACTGTTGAAGAAGCAAAAAAACGCAGTCGTATTAAAAGTAATTTAGCTGAAAATATAATTTCCCTCATACATGAAAGATCGTCAGAAGAAAATGTAAAAATTATTTTAACCAGTTTTTTAAAGCAAGTGTTAGATACGAAAACATTATGTGGACCAGAATTTTATAAGACGGTTGGTCAATTGATGCATAAAAGAAATCTTAAAGATTCTTTTATATTTAAAAATCTCGTAATAACATTTGCAGATTCTTTATATGAAAATGTCAGTTCAACCACTCATAAAGCAAATACCAGAGACAAAATATCTGTTCGGATATTTGTCGCCTTTTACCTCACAATAAGTTTTAGAAATTTATTTTGTTAAAATGAAATTTTAATTCCGAGAGGAATCATATCAATTAAATTATTTGCTATATCTTTAAGATCATCTGTTACTCTCGCTATTATGATCTCTCCTGGTTGGGTTATATCAAGTTGCGTTTTTTCTTGTGTTGTTGAAAGATCGGCTCGTTGACCAGTTCTATTGGCGCTGTAGTGTAGCATTTCTTTGTTGGTTAAACCACCAGAATTGGATCCAATATTTTTTGTTCGTTCTACTGTTACAGGACTTTGATTTTCTTCATTGTTTACTCTCTTGAAATCTGTTAATCCATGAACTCCTTCTTTTTCCTCAGCCATTGCATTAAGATATCCACTTAACGTTGGTCTATTTCTAGAAGATGAAGCATTAGATAGAATACTATTAAAAACACTACCAAAATCAATTCTCACATCTACAACACCCATTCTTTGCGTCCAAGATATTTGTTGTTGATCACCACCTTTTATCACTGTTATATTTGATATATATCCAGGATCAAGATCATAAATTCCAGGCGAGAAAAATCTATGTATATAAGGCCAAGAATAAGCACCAGCTCCAACGCTTTGTGGTAAACCAAGTAGAAGCAATGCTGCAATTGGACCAATTATATATTTTGCTGTTGTTTTTAAACTATTTGGGTTTGGATTATATAATCTTATTGTCATTGTATATGATGGTGCATATGTACTATTTTTCCAAAGCATTGGAAAATCTATACGACCACCAGCCGCTAATACATTAACATTATCAAGTATCCTACCAA